TCAATCATTTTATGAATAGATCCTTTTGTTCCTCCTGCAAATCTAGCTAGGTGGTGGAAGTGTTGTAATAAAGCTCCTGCACCTAAATTAACCATGTGCGTATCAACACCAGATAAAAGGTTGTTGTAGTAAATTTGGAATAGCATTTCTCTATTAGTTGCTAAATTAATTTGTTTAATTGCTTTAGCAGCAGATCCTTCATTAGAATTTATTATTCCATAAATAGCTTCTAGTTTTTGTTCATTAAATTCTTTACCACCAGTATTCTCCATAATAGCTGATAATGCTTGTTCTTCACTTTGAGAAATATCTGTAGCTTTTTTCATTTCTCTTAAAATTCTGAAAGATCTACCAAGCTCTGCTCTAGCTCCCATGACCTGGTTAAGTACAGAAGAATAAGTTTGTACCATTTGCATAGCAAAAGCTTTTTCTTTTGTTCCTGCATTTTCTGATACTGCTTTTTTAAGGGCCAATTTTAAATGTACTTTAAAATCTTTTAATAGGTTTATTGCACCTAACATTTCCTCAACATTATAAACATCTCCAATTTTTCTGTTTTGGATTGTTTCAATAGACATATTAAGCTCATCTGCTAGATCTTTAACAACAGCATCTTTTAATATTCCACCTGCTCCTCTACGATATTTTTGAACGTTCTTTTGATATTTTTTACCTATAACTTCTATTAAGGCATCAATATCGCCTTCATCTTTTACTTTATACCAAAGTGAATTTTTATAACTATCAAAGTCTTTAGGAAATAACTCTGGTGGTAATCTGTTTTCAGATACGGCTTTTTCTAAATTTTTTATAAATTTGTTATCTATTAATTCAATAGGAGCTGTTCCTGCACCTTCTCCTGTAATCTCTTGGGCCTTTGCTTGTGTCTTTACAGTTTTTTCAGTACCTGTTTGCAGCTCTGGAATATCTTTAGTTAAAAACTTTTTTACTTCTTTTGCTAAATCTTCTACTTTAAATTTTCCAAATCGTGCCATATTACTGTCCTAATATTTTTAATATGTTTTCTTCCAGTTGTAATTCTGCATTATAAATTTGTAATTGCAAAGATAATGGAATTACATTGGTATTATCATATTTTTTAGATAATGAGTACCAACGTTTGTGATGCTGTTTAATTAATGGATGTATTTCTTTTGGTCTTAATTGTACTTCAGAAGTAAATCCTGGAGCAACTTCAATTTGGTAGTGAATAGATCTTGTTTTTTTGTTATAATCCTTATCCAAAATTTTTAAATCTTTTTCAATTTGTGCAGAAATATCTTGTATTTTAGCATTATCTGTAAGCATAAATGCTCTTAAATAATCTGGTAATCCTTTAGGTTCTCTGTTTTTTACCTTTAATTTGGTATTAATACTGTCTAATTGTTTAATATCTGTAACAACATCTGCATCATATTTATTTAACATTTCATCTAATTTAGGCTTGTTTTCGTTTGCCTTTGCAAGTAAAGTGTTGATGTCGTTATCAACTTGGTATATTTTATTTTCAATACTTATGGCAGATAAATTACTATTATTCCCTAGATCATTTGAAGGAGAGATTGTTTCTGTACTCTCTGGCCCAGGCACTGTTGTTTCTTGGGATGGTAAATCATTTACTCCACTTGATGGTGTTTCAGTAGGAGAAGTTTTAACTTCTAATCCTGCTTCTGATAGAGATCTTTCTGCAGCAGGGCTAGATGAAGGAATGTTTGAAGTAGCAGCTCCTGCCTCATCAAAATTAGCTGCCAAATAAGTTTTAGCTTTAGCAACCCACTCTGGAGATTGTTTCATATATCTAATACCTCTTATTGCTGTATCAAACATAACTCCCAACACTCCACCTTCAATAACTTGTTTTCCTCTTGCTTGGAATTTTTCAAATAAATCATCTGCATTTTCTGGCCTACTGTCTAACCATTGTACAAATTCATTTTGTACACCAAGCTCAACTAATAAACTTGCAAAGTTTCCATATTCTGGAGAAAACATAAAATCAGCTACAGCTCCAGATCCATAAACTTTTAATGCGTTAGTTGCAGCATTACCACCTTTGTAAGCTTTTGTAGCTTTTAACATACTGGTAAAAGGGATCATAAATTCTAAAAAGCCAGATCCAAGATTAGCAACTAAACTTTCTGGATCATCTACAAATTCTAATGGTCTAACATTAACATCTTCTGGTCTTTCAGTTAAAAAATTAACTTGGCCATCTTTAACCTGGATATAAAGATTTGGTAATCCATATTTTTCTCCAAGTCTTACAATATCATCAGTTACTTCAAAAACGTTGTTTAGTGTACTTTCAACTGCAGTACCAACCATTCTATAACCTTCTTTAAATATTTTTCCTAATTTACTATCTTCTTCTACTTTTTCATTTACAAATTCATCATCTAAAATATCTTTATTACTTTCTATTAATGTAGCTGCTGCCTGATAGTTTCCATCATTGTAAGCAGTTTCAACATTTTTAAATGCGTTTTCTTTATCTTCTCTTAAACGTACATTAGTTGGGTGCATACGTTCATTTTCATAAGAACGTAAAGCAACTAATCTTTCTGTATCTGCTAAACCTTCTGTGCTTTCTATTTCTGTAATTTTATCTTTTCTATTCATTAGTTACTTCCTGTTACTTCAAACATTTTTTGATATTCTGCAGCTCTAGTATCTGTAATAATATTATAAGTATTTTTATAAAGTAAATTATAGATTACTCTTGATGATAATATTTCTACAGATCCATTATCAGTTACATAATACACTTGAGATTTATCCATTTTAAATGCTTTGTTTTCAATATCTTGAATACCTCCAGGAATACTATCTTCAATTTCTTTCATTTGTTGTTTGTAAGTTTCTATTTGTGTTTGGTATTCTTTTATTTTTGTATCATCTGTTTCTTTTGCTAGTTTTAATTCTATATTGTTTTTAAGTTTTTTAATGTTGTTGAATTGTGTTAATTTTGGATTTCCAGTAGCTTGATCTTTACCACTTGTTGCTCTTTTATAATCTGCTTCTGTAATAACTAATTTACCTTCTTGATCTAATCTTTTAATTGTATCAGCAACATCTAATGGATTAACTCTATTACCTGTTCTTCCGATACCAATGCCTTTTGTATCAATAATATCTTCAAAAGTTTTTCTGTATAAAAATGTAAGCTTATCTGATTTTTCTTTATTTTTATTATCTCCACTAAAAAATAATGCAGATCCACTAGCAGAGGTACTCTCCAGGCCATTAATGATATTTAGTCCATCTTTATATAAATTATGATCTGTCCAGTGTTTTTCGCCAATATCATAAGAATTAGCTGAATTTAATATTTTAGCTTTTGTTTTTCCTGTTAATCTATTGTCTTTTAATAATTGATTGTTATCCAACATACCAACTCTAGCATCTTCCATATAACTATTTTCTACACCAGGAGTATCATCATTTGCATTAAATCTGTTGAAGTATGTTTCTTTTAAAGTTTTAGCAAACTCTAATCCTTTTTCTGTTGGATAAATTTTTTTAAAATCTTCTATATCTTTCTCTATTTCATTTTCTAATCCAGAAGTATCTGTACCTGGATCAACATCTTGCAAGTTTATAATTTTTAATAATATTTTAGATTGTTCTTGTGCAGCTCCTAGATCTAAATATTTTTTATCATTCTCATATAATTTATTAACTCTATCTGTTTCATTATTAAATATTGTAAATAAATCATTTGCTAATTTTTCTCTTTCTTCTTGATCTAATATTTTATCAACAGTTATATCATCAACACCTATAACTGTTCCTTCTTTTGAAAAAACTGGGCTAAAAAAATCCTTTGTTTTAAATGTACCATTTCTAACATTATTAATAGCATCAACTAACGCAGGTGCATTACCTTTAAACTGTTTGAATGTTTCTTCTAAATATATTTTTTGAAACGTTGTTCTTGCATGGTCAATATCTTTGCTAATAGATTTACTATCTTTAATTCCTAATCTTGAATTGTCTTTAGGAAATATTAATTTACCTGCTATAAAATCATCTTTAGGCCCTAATGAAAAAAAATCTCCAACTATATTATTAACAAATGCTCCTGCTTTTGCTAATCCATCATCCCCTTTGGCAGCTCCTTTAATAATATTATTTGCATGACCAGAATTAACTGATCCCATAAATATAGAAGTTTCAATATCATTCTTGCTGCTTGACCAATTTGTATAAACAGATTTGGCATAAGGAATTGTTGATTGTTCAAAATCATAAGCAAAATAATTATAGAGCTGTGGATTTTTTTCTTTTAATGCTTCTAATAATCCATCTTTAATATCCTGGGATGCTTTAGTAAATCCATTAACATCTGTTCTGTTTGACGTGTAAGCATCATAAAGTTTTTTTTCAAATAAAGATTTGATTTGTAGTTTGGCAGCAGTTTGTGCAGATTTATAATAAGCCTGGCTATATGGATCTGTGCCTTGTTCTGGCATATCAGCAAACATAATCTTTTGATTACCAAGCTCATCTTTTTCTACTTTGTAAGCTTTAAAGGTTTCTCCTTGTTCAGCTCCTTCTATGGCTCTTTGTTTCCCATATTCTTTAAAACCTAAAGCAGAAACTTGATCTAGTTTCTGTGAAAGATTTAATAAGCCTCGTCTAGTTTCAGCAAGCCCAGATTGTTGTACTTCTGGCAAAGATCTTAATCTTACTCCTATAGGTTTATATGTAATTTTTCTTGTTGCCATATTAACTTAATTGATTGTATTGATATACCCCTGTTCCTAATGTTGCTACTGCTTGAGCATAACCTAATGTTTTAGCAGTCTTACCTGCAGATCTATCTATTGCTGCTTGATATTCTCCCATGTTCTTTGCAATACGTGCATTAGTTTGGGCCAAGTTATATTCTTCAATTCCTTTAGATGCCATTTTAGTTCCAACACCTAACTTACTTCCAGAAAATGGATCTGTATTTCCAAACCCTGCAAACGCAGTATTATATGCCATTTGTTCAATAGTGTTTTCTAAAGCTTTAATACCATCTTCTTTTGCTTGGACAGCAGCTATTCTACCTTTTAATTCTTCTTGTTTTGCTTTAGCTTGATATTGTAATTCTGTTGCTTGAGCTGCTCTGTATTGAGCTACTGCTGAAAATACTGCTGCTCCTGCTGCTACGTATTGTGCCATTTATCCTCCTATATACTTACCTTGTACTCTATTCCTAACAATGTAAAAAATAGAGGTTTAGTTTGTGTTATTGTTAATGTACTTTCTTCTGTAAATCCATTTAATGGCTGTACAGTTTTAATTCCAGTATAAAATTCTATTCCTGTTCCCAAGCTCAAATCCTCCAAATTTCTAAATGATACTTCTTCAGTATCAACTTTTATGCTCTGTGTGCTATTTAATATCAGATTTACTTCAGTAATTCTCTTTAAAAATCCTTGTACATTTCCATTTGGTAATCTTGTTTCTACAGGTAAAGTTTCAATTATTGGAGTATAAGGTATTCCAACTTCAACATATTCTGTTGGAGCTACATCTATTGTAATACCACCAGAGCTTACTGTCTTTTGTTCCAGGGCCAAATCATCTCTAACAACATCTACAGTTTCTCCTTCTAAATAATTTAATCCTGTTACACTTGTTGTGCCAGGCAAAGTAGCACCAAAAAATTGTGTAGCTGCATCTGTTGTAAAATCAAAATCAAATTTTTCTAAATGATAAACATCTGATCCATTTATTGTTCTTTTTACTACAACATAAATTTCATCAAAATCTGTACAAGCTGTTTTGAATAATCCTTCTGTTGTCCATAAAGAAGGAGATATAACTTGTTGATACCTAATAAATGGATAGGCAGCTATAGTTCCATCTTGATTTACTAATATTATTGTATGAGGCCTACTGGTACTTGTAGGATTAACATGGGTTATATCAACTGGATCATCTACCAAGTGAGATGAAAACAATGAAAAATTTTGTGATCTGTAATTAACATCACTGTCCTGGAAAACATACTCTATTAATTGATTGCCTTGTCTTTGTATAAAGTAAGTAGCATTTTCTGTTGATATTGGTTTTAATGCTTTTGATCCTGTTCTTGTTGTAACTTTAAAAATTATATTAGTTGGTTCAATAGGATCTAAACTTCCTTGTGGTACAAAGAATTCTCCACCAGAAGTAAATACTAATAAATCTCTATTTGATACAATAGAATTAATTGCATTAACTTCATCTGTATCCAGGGTAGCTTCAACAGCTTCATCTGCTAATTGTTGTCCTGGATCAAAATTAAAAAAATCTGCAACTACAGATCCCCATACTGTTGCAGGCCTAGATTTAGATCCACCAAAAAATAATCTTCCTTCATGGAATGTTCCAGATCTTGGCCATCCACGTGAGCTGCTCCAAACATCTTCGTATCCACTTTCAAATTCCCAATCAGCTCTTGCTATATCTTCTGTTGAAGCTAGAGGTATTTCAACAAATCCTTCAAGTTCATCATTTGATATTTTTTTTACAATTCTAATTCTTCCATAAGGTTCAACATTGATATATTGATTTACATACGTACTTTCTGGATCAGAAAAAATACCATTAGTTGGTTTGTTCACTAATCTTATAGTATCTTCAATTCCACTAGGAGTTAAATCTGTGTGAGATGCAAAAGAAGTTCCAGGAGTTGTGCTAATTGTAAAAGCATATTTAGGAATATACTCAAAAGATATATTACTTACTGTCCAGGAGCTGTGAGAAGCTCCTCTTGTAATTTGCACTGGTTCTATATCTTGTTGTAAAATTATTAAAACATCAGCAGATTGTAAAAAATATAATTGTGATAAATTTGATGAAGCAATACCAGTTGAAGAAAGATCTAAATAATCGTTACCTGTACCATTAATATTTGTTACAAGTTCTCCAAGTTTATAAATATATAATCTATTTGATACAAATAAAAATACGTATTGTTGTTCAGTAGAAAATTCAAAAGATTGTAATCTTACACCATCTTGAGGATTTGTTGCAGCAGGAATTGTATCTATGTATTGTAATCCTGGTCTTCTTTCTACAGCTCCTTGAGGTAAGCAAATAACATTTGTTAAAGTTTTAGCAGCAGCTCTGTATTGGTCTAAATCAACTCTGGCCCTTAATAAAGGATCAAACTCCCCTGCTGTGAAGTTTGTTTGTATTCGTACAATATTCTCATTATCTGCCATTATCTTATATTTGTTAAAACATAATCCTCAATGACATTTGGTGGTTGTCCTTGAGCATCAATTTGGGTTGCTGTTCTAAAATATCCACCTCTGCCCTGGTCAGAAGGATTGCCCAAAGCATGAGTTTTCCAATAATCAGCTTTTGTAGTTTGATCTGTAATAGGTTCAGCAAGATGCCAAGCTAATTGATAAACTAACAAAGTAACAAAATAAGTTGGCATATTACCTTCTGTTACATCATAAACATAATCAATATAAACTGTTAATGAATTTGTAACTAATTTATCTCCATAGATTTCAAAATCTAATTCTTTTGGAGCATTAGAATTTCCAGAAAAAAATACTGCAACAGGTAAGCTAGATACTGCATCTGTTGGAAGTGTGTATTGATAATCCCACTCATTTACTGGTGTTGCTGTATCTCTAGCAAGTTGAACCTTTTTTAATCCAAATTTCCAAGGATACATTGAAAGAGTATGCTTCTTAACAAACTCATACATATTGTTTGCTATGCCAGAAGCTTTTGATCCATCTGTGAATGAAGTAATAGTATTAGCACCTAATAATGTTAATGCGTTATTCGCTATTGAAACTTTTGTATCTCCTGCTGCCATACTATCTTTTTACCTTAAATTAAAAAAATGGGTAGGGAGAAATTAATCTCCCTATCCCATGTAGTGTTTATTAGTCTGCGTCAGCTACTGATAGAGCTGTTCCATCAGATACATCAACAACAGATCCTGTGTTTGATAACACAGTTACCAAAGTTGATGTTGGTACTGAAGCATCCCAAACATGAATTAAATCGCCAACTTTTAATACATCAGCAGCTCCATTGAAGTAGCCTTCTGTATTAATATCAGCAATCACATCTGTGCCTGGTGCAGTGTAACTCCACATTTGAGGAGCTGTGCCTGCTTTAGCTTGTCCACCAATCGGCTGTAGATTTGCTTTAGTATAAGCCATAATTATCCTCCTCTATTAGCTTTCGTCACAAGTTATTTTTACGATACCTTCATCATCAATCGCAACAGCACCTGCTGAAAACATACTATTAACCAAGAAAGAAGTTTTCTCTGGTACATAGTTGATTTCTGTTTTGATCCCCATACCTTCAGCCATACCCATAGCTGATTTGTGGAAAGCAAATACAGTTCTGTCGTTAGTTGATAATGGTAGGCCACCTTCAGATCTATCTCCTACTACGATTATTCTAAATCCTAGCATAGCAGAAACTTCCCCATTTAATAGGGCCTTAACTGCAAAGTCGTTAGAGATAGCTCTTTCATCTGCTAATAATCCTGCAACGTTATTTGCATGGATTACCATGTATCTGTCTTCTGAAGGAACGTTACCTGCATCAAGAAGCTTTTTAGCTTCAATCATTTTACCAACGTTCAAGTTAGAAGCAGCAGCAGATCCAGATGTTACCACTGTTTTAGCAACAGTTAATGAAGTTGATGAATTGTTAAGAGCATCAATAATAAGTTGATCTTGTCTTCTAGCGATAGCTTTAGACACAACTTCTACTAATTCCCTTCTTTCATCAAAATTAACTTTTGCTTGGTGGAATATATCGCTGTATTCAGCAGCGTTATAATCCGACATAGTCGCAGTTACTTGCGAATATGTTACGTTTAATGGAGTTACATCTGTTTGAGGTATTCTAGCTGTTGCTACACCTTTTCCAATTTTTGGAAATTTTACAGTGTTGGAGCTTTGGCCAGAACGAAGTCTTACACTTTCTCTTAACTGGGCAGAACCCTGGTAAGCTTGCTTAACTTCTGCATCAAACAAAGTAACAAACGCATTACTTATATTTATTGCCATGTTTTTCTCCTTTTTTAAACATAGTTAGTTTATTTATTTACACGTTGCGTAGTTGTCTTTGAAAAAGGCTACAGCTAAAAAACTGAAGGCCAAAAAAAATTCGGTTATCTTCTTGATTTGGATATATCAAAAATCTAGGGCTGCAACAAGTATTTTGTGCAACCCTAGTGTTTCATTGAGAGCTATAATGAAATCGTATTATCCTGGTTTATATTCTCCAGGGAAAGCTTTTTCAAAAAGTTTTTCAACTTTCATAGTAAATGCAGGATCTTTACCATATTTAGGATCAGCTACCATGGCTCTAATTTCATCTTTTGACATACCTAATTCTTCTGTTGGTTCAACAGTTGGAATAGGCTGTTCGCCATAATAAGATCTAATTTTTTCAATAACTTTAATGCCTAATGCAGTTCCTGCCATATTATCAAATTCAGCTAGCTCTTGATCTGATAATACTCCTCTGTCTTTAAGAACATCTCCAAATTTCATAACAGAGCCTATTCTTTCGTCAGCTTTATTACCAAGCATTTTCTTTTGTTCTACAAGATCTGCTTGTACTCTTTCAGTTGCTGCCATGTTATTTTCAATAAATGTTTTAGCAAGATCCTCATAAGCTTCTTGGGTTATTCCATATTTCTTGGCCCAATCAGTATATTCTTTTACCAAAGGATCTTCTTTTGCATCTACTTGTTGCTCTTGTAAAAATTCAGTATTGTATTCTTTAGGAGCTTTATGGCCACCTTGACTAAATTTTTTCTGAAGTTCATTA